CTTTCTTTGCTTTAGATTCCGGCCATCCCGATAACCATGCAGTAAATCTAGAATATAATGACATAATTTTCTCCTTTAAGTAACTTTTTCATTTTCTATTAACTTTGCTTCAAATTCTCTTAAACGCCTAAAAACACTCATTAATTCAATAATGGTAGGCCACGCTTTTAATAGATATTGCAACGATCCTTCTACTCTACCAAATGCTCTTATTATTTGTTGCATTACACCTAGAGTCATTACTCCAGCAACTATAGCTGGTGCTAGGAATACATAAGCTGATAATACGTTTGCTTGTAAGTAGGCCATTCGACCAACATTAAAATATAGATAACGTATATAACTTAAAAAATGAATTTTACGAACATCATCAAAGAATTCCTCAATTTTCTTTGGTCTAACAGTTCCATCATCTTCTGCAATAACAAGTATTTTTCTATATGCCGCTTCTTTTGCTTGTATATCATATTCTACGCCAACTAGTCGTAATATCCACCCTAATCCAACTAAGAATACAGTACCACCTAATGTCCAAAGTAACGCACCTGTAATCAATCCATATTCCCAATCACCAAAAAAGAATATTGGAATACCCATTGACAATCCAAATAATATAGGAATAAACTGAACCAAAACCATAACTGATTCAATTAAAGATGTTCCTAAACTTTCCATTATTCGGGTAAATTTAATTGTATCTTCTTGAACCCTTTGTGATGCACCTTCTATTGTTCTGGCTCTGTCATACACACTATGATACCATTCAACCATTGCTGTACGCCATCTAAACAAATAGTGAGCCGTAAAATAACTTATTACAACATAGAGTCCAACATATATTCCTGCTAATGTAATAAATGAGAATAAACTGTCAAAATATTCTCCTATTGTAATTGCATTTGGTGTGGCAAGTGCTTTTTGTATCATGTCATAAAATTGACCAAACCATTCATTTATTTTTACATCAATCTTTACTTGAACCCAAAGTGATCCAAAAATAATTATTGAACCAAGCCAAGACCACAACCACCATTTTTTGTTTGTAAAAAATCTAAACATAATATTCTCCTTCAATCATTTGTTAAAGTTGGTTCACCTCTATCGTAAAATTTCCAGCCTGTTCTACACGGCTTATGTTTTCTTTTACCCCAGGCCTTATCTGTATATACACCATCTCCGTGTTGATCGTATTCACACTCTGCAAAAAATGGTGTCATACCTTAGGCCAATTATTTGTGTTGCTTGAACAACTACTCAAAAATAACATTACAAAAACCAGTAATGCTATTCTCATCCGAATGGCCTCCGTTCTAAATCTATATGTGGTGCTTCTTCATCCACACATTGTCGATATGGTTTAACATTATGTCGATTAGACCAAATTGTACCTTTCTTGTGTCCGCTTCTAGATCCATCGGTTGCCTTCACCCAATGACCCCAACAACCGGCCTTAACTTGTCTTACTGTTTCGCATCCAACAACCATCCATGTCGCCATTATAATAAAAATTAATAATAGCATTTTCATCTATTCCTTTCTGTTTTTAGGGTATAGATAGCTATCTTATATAACTATTATACACTATATTTTTATGATTGTCAACGCTTTGAATTGTGTCTAAGTCAATGTTTTGATCATGTCATCCACATCTTCTTTTGTGGGGAATCTGCCCATGTCTTCTTTGGAGAGAAACAGTTCTCCACTACGAAATATATCAAACTGGCCTCTTTCGCCTACTTCTATTTCGCACGTATCCAAGACATTACTATTAATGTGAGCAGACAAACTGACTGCTTGAGGATAGTAGTTTCAAGATGAACAATATTTTATAGTGAACATACCTGTTTCTCCTATCATGGTAATCCGCTTTCTTTGTAGTGAAAAAATGATTCACTATTAAATGACTTATCACAAATGTACATATCAAAATGTGGCTTTGTTCCCACCTCTAAATGGTGATACTTACATCCCCACTCTTCTAATTGATTACGAGTAAGTTCTGTAAAGTCATCCCCCGATACACATCCTCTTGCAGTCCAATATGTAATGATATGTCCTCTATCATATAAGTCATTAATAACATCTATTCTAGCATAGTGGGGTGTAGCTTTACTATATTGTGATGCCTCATCAATCTTATGTTGAAATGGAGTATCACATATTGTTCCATCAATATCAACGTATATTATTTTTTTTAGTTCCATCCTCAATTAACTTCATCTAGATATTTCAAATCATTTTTTGCTTCTTCAAGTTGTTCATAAATCACTTTTAGAGCTTCTTTTTGTGCGGTTTCATGGTCTTCAATAACCTTTTCAAATGTTGCTATTCTGTCCGTTACTTGTTGTCTAACTTTTGGATACATACTATTTGGTAACTTCTCATATTTATTTTCCTGACTCATCTACCAACTCCTTTTTATTACTAATTTCTTGCCTTCTTTTAGACAAATTATATAACGCTGCAGCTATTTCTTGTAAACTTTTATCATCCATATAATCTAGATAATTAATAATTCTCATTTTCCTTGTATCATTATCAAGTTCAAGTTCCATCTGACCATACTCCTTTTGGGTTATTTTTGGTTTTATGTCTTTCCATTATTAGCTTCCTTGCTGAAGGATTGTCTTCATTCCACCTTTTGGCCCTAGCTATACACAATTTTTTATTTTTCTCATACCACTCTTTCTGATTTTTCTTTTTCTTCTTACTATTCTTTTGTTGTTCTAGAACTGCTTCTTTATTTCTATGATACCACTCTCTCTTTTGTCTCTTTCTTTGAGTATTTTGATTCATAATTTCAAAGAGTTGATGAAAGTTGTCCCTACGCAAGAAACTCTCTCCAGCCGTATTTACATATCCAATAAGAATCTACAATATCAGTTGTGGGATTCGTCAGTTTAGTTGATTTTGGTCTAAGGGTTTTCTGAAGGCCTACTGGCGCAACACACTCTTTAGAAAATGCGTCATACATTAAATCTTTATTCGCATTACCCTTACCTGTGGCATATTTTTTAATAACGGTAGGTGGTATTGATGTGAAGGTCTGGTTTGCCTTATACATCTTATGTTTGAGTAGTCCAGAATTTTCTGCAACAGAACGAACATAAGATTTACCAGAAGTAGCAAAGGCATATCCTTCTATGAATACTTGACATCCACTAATTATACTCATAGCCCAATCTGAAAGTAGATCATGTCTTTGTTCCTCTGTTTCCCATTCTGGATATTCATGTGCACACAAATTTAAAATTTCATGTGGGGCGGCCCGTTTGAGTCGCTGTGGAGTTTCCAAATAATGTATAGTGCACATATTAAAGTTAAACTGTCTATTATCATTTGTCTCTTTCCATACGCATATTGCCGGTGATGTTAGTGAATAATCAATCCCAGCCAGTTTCTTCATCATGTATAATACTCTCTGCAGGTTCTTCAATCAGATTACTGCAGAAAGGACAACATTCAATAGCCTGTTTAGGACTTTCATCTTTCATTTTATATTTAATGACATATTCCTCATCGCAGTAATCGCACAATATCTCATATAATATATAGTCATCTTCATTTATCTTAACATCTATAGGCATCAATTCCCTTATTATAATTTAAACAGACTTCTCTAAAGTTAGTGGTTTTTTACCAAGTTTTTCTTCTGCTTTACGTTTTACTTCTAGTGAACATTCAAATGAAAGATCGTAGATGTATTTAGACAGATGTGGTGGAAGCCTCAAATTTTCTCCAATCTCTTTCACAAATCGTCCATACTCATAGTCTTTTTCAAAACCATCTACTGTACACCTAACCACTTCAAATACTTGTCTTGGTGTTAACATTCGTTGTACATCGGGATTCATAGCCATACTGAGGAAATATTTTGCATACCAATATTCCTTCTCTCCATAGGGCCATGGTTTGAGTTTGAGAGTTTCTTTTTTTGTTTCTGTTACTTCTTTTGTTTCTGTTACTTCGGTTTTGATTTCCTTTTCTAGTTGTGTTGGCCCAAAATTTATTGTACAGCCCCCAAAGATTAAAGTAAATATAATTATGATGATTAAATTTTTCATCTATTCCTTGTTAAATTATTTCACAACCTCCTGCCGTACATGCCAGCTCTTGACTTGCTATGGTGTAGTCTTGTGATTCGTATTTTGATAACTCTGCCCAATCCACATTTTTAGGCATCGTCTTTAAGGCTTCTTTATACTCTTCCTCTGTACAATCTTGATATGGTGCCTGACGATATACATGCTCACTAAATGGAAGAAATGATATACCACTAATAGAATCAAAATGTTCGTACACCCAAGCTGCTACTTCAACCCACTCATCTTCCTTTACGGAAATTGTAACAGATGGTTTATGTTCACACCAACTTTCTGCATAAACTTTCCAAAGTTCTAGTTGTTCTAGTGCAGTCATATCCATACGACAAACTGCTCCTTTTGGAGTTTTCATTGGAAACGAAAAGACTGTCGTATGTTCTGGTTTTGTCACATCTACCTCATTTGGAAATCCCACATCTTGCATGAGTTTACAAAGAGGGTCTTTATTGTCTGCTCTTACAGTCCTAATATAGAAAGGATTGTGACGGGCATGAATACCAGAAGCGGAATCAACCAGCTGAGATACAGTACCACTTGGTTTAACGCACGTAATTGCTGCACTAACTGGAATTCCAAGTTTGTCTGCCCATTCTTTATTTGTTTCATAAGCGATATCTCTCAATTCTTCAAGTAGTTTATCTAATCCTTTTTTAGATCCGTTTGTAAGAGGATTATCCATTATTCCTGTGAGAGATACTCCCAATAACCTCTCCTCATCACAATTTCTTTTCCATTCTCTGGAAAGATATTTGTACTCAGTAAGGGTTGATTGAAATGTTCCAAGGATAGCCGCAGTTCTAACTTTTTCTTTGAGAGATTCGCGAGTGTCTTCTCGTCTGACAACGCACTCTGAAAGGTTGCAGAATTCTCGTGACCGTAAAATGATTTCGCTGCAAGGATTGGTGCCGAAATCTTCTCTCGCCACTCGACGCTGAATGTATGTGCCATCTTCATTTTTCTTCCATTCAA